GTCATTTCTTAATAAACTTTTTGTAGTCTTCATAACTATTTATTCTTGCTTCAGCAATCTTAAAATACTCACTATCCATCTCCATACCAACAAATCTAAATCCTTCTAATAGAGCAGATATACCAATTGAACCTGACCCCATAAAAGGGTCTAGAACAATCCCATTAGGTGGTGTAATCAATCTACATAGATAAGTCATTAGAGCGACTGGTTTAACTGTTGGATGTGTATTTTTTGTTGGTGTTGGTCTTTTCTTATATGCTACACTTCTTTCATCTTGACCAACATCACGCCCTTCAATAATCTTATCCTCAAACTCATCCAACCCCATATTCCTTTCAGCCTTACTTACTTTTGCTTGGTAGAAAAATCTACTGGCACCCCCATTATCAACATAAGATTTTTCCCTATGGTAGTATTTAATGTCAAATATATCTTTACTATTATTATTTCTTTTTTCTATTTTGTGTCCACTTGATTTACTAATACCACTCTGTTCATCTAACATTTCAGCAGCAATCTCATCTAATATGATGTTTGCTGGGAAGCGACCTAATGGACTATCAGTTGCTATTATTTTTTTTACAAATCCACTTTTACTCTTAAATTCACCAGTATCATCTTTTATTGTATTATCAACTACACCTCTAAAATGTTCATTATTTATACTTTCAACCCTACACCCATCAATATTAATACCACCAGTTTTCCACTTCAATACATTTTCAGCAATAGATTTTTCACTTAAAGGTTTTCTTGCTAAACAGATTGGTTCATTTGCTGGTTTAAGAGCAGAACCCCAACCCTCCCACTCGGATTGACCTTTTTGAACAACTTTTACTCTATATCCATTTTCATCAACTTGCTTTGAAAAATCACCATTCATTGAACCAACAATACAGTTTGATTGAGAAGCTGTATTATCAACTTTATATGGTGTTTTTTTAATACCAACAACCTCCCTTTCATTACCTTCAAGTTTATCAATTGATTTTCCTATGTTATGGCTTTTTGGAAATCCTGAACCATATAACCACATAATCTGGTCCCTAATCTCAAAACCAGCATCTTCCATATTAACTACCATTCTGTGGTAAGTTCTAGTTCCACCAAATGATAATACGTGACCACCGGGTTTTAAAACCCTATAAACTTCTTTCCAAAACTCAATAGATGGAACATCATAATCCCACTTTTTATTCATAAAGGTTAATCCGTATGGACCATCCGTCACCACTGAATCTATTGAGTTGTCTGGTAGTTTTTTTAAAGATTCAATATTGTCTCCTAACATTAACTTTTCTCTTTTCATATCTTTTTTATTTTATTCTGTTGTCCCCCCTTTTTGGGTGGGTTTTATGTTTATATATATCAAAATAACGATTGGTTATTATTAAACCAACCAATAAGTTCTCTCCAATATTTAACTATTGTGTTCCCACAACTGGCACACCTACCATTAACAGATGGCATCGGTGCTCCTGGTCTAACATATTTACAATATAGATTGTAAATTGATGTTATATCATTACCGGTTGGACTAACTATTCTAGCCAATCTTAATATTTCATTTCTGTCTAATTCTTTTTCAGTCATTATTGCAATCTTATTTTTTCTATAAATGGTGATAATACTTGATTATATAAATATGATATAACATAAGCACTTATACCATACCAAAATCCGAACATTAAAGTACCAGTCCAAAATGAGCAGCAACTAAAGCATCCAGTTAATATTGATATTAAATTATATAACAGTATCAAAAAAGTATTTGTTTTTTCTGATGGTTGGAATAAATCTAAAATCCATTGGATAGGACTAAACTTTGTTATAAAAAAGCTAAGTCCCAATACTTTACCCAATATAATTATTATTTCCATTTTGCATATCATAATTTTTTTTCATATCGATATTATCAACCAATCTATTTAGAAATAAGCAAGTTGGTTGTACTTCTATATGTGATTCACTTTCTGGAAAAAGTCGTATAATTTCCTCAGGAAAAAATATATGACCATTCCATACATCTACTTCAAAGGATAAGTCCTTATAAGTTATTGTCACTATTCTATTATTATCCATTTGCTTCTTGTTTTTTTCTCAATCTATATTCTCTATAATATTGTTTACGATATTCTCTCTGTTCCTCCTTATGCTCTTCCTGATATCTTTTCATAAGTTCTTTACATCTATCCTTATTCTCTTGATAGTATACCTTCATATACTCTTTCATATTTTGTTTTTTTTCATTATCATCCATAGTTCATTTTTTTATTTTTTTTAATATTTCTAAAAATTTATTTAAATTTTCAGCTGTTTCATATAACTCATTATCAATACACAACTCTTTATAAAATTCTGATATATCATTAATCATTAAAAAATATTCCATACCAATTAATGGGTCTATATCAAATATTTCGTTTATGTGACTAAATACCGAACTTGCAATATCATCTATCTTTTTTTTATTAAGTATTGATATATCCAACAAACTACCCAATTTTGTTAACATATGAGTTGATATACCAAAGCATTTTTTGTGTGCAAACTTTGTCGAATCAATAAATGGTGGTATAACATTAATATCATCAATATAATTTCTAACAACTAACTTCTGAACTTCTATTGTCTTATCGTCCATATTTTTTAATTTCATTTGATATTGCCCTATTTAATAACCATACACAAAATCTTTTCATTCTTGAATTCTTTTTAAGATGGTTAATAAGTATTAGTTCATTTATTAGTAGTATATTTTCTACATCTGTATAATTGTTAATATTATGTTGTTTATTTTCCATACCTTTGTTCTTGTTCTTTTATTATATATTATATATTTAAAATGTCTTTTTACCAAGATGAGATATTATTTTTCCACTTACCTTTAGTAGCACCTTCTGGAGCCCAAGCATTAGTATAAATAATTTCTTTTTCTATAGCTTTTTGTTTAGTTATTAAACCCATTTCTAATAATTTAAGACCCAATTCACCTCTACCATATCTATCAATAAATTCACCTAATCTAGTCATTTGCGAATCTAACTGAGTATCTAATTTAAAATAGAATTGGTTATTAGCTTCCTTATATAACCACCTTCCTAAAAATACTCTCCAACTTGTATCTTTTAGTTCGTATTGCTTTGGGTTAATTGGTCCCCTATCAATTCTTTTTGTTGTGGATGGTTTTACCTGCTCTTTTTTTTCTACATAAATATATTTGGTTGTTTCAATTTCGATATATCGATTTTGATATTCAATTTCTTTTTTAATAATTACTTTTGGTTCAACCTTATCCGATATTTCTCTTAATGTCTTATTAATATTATTTGTCTGACTTGATACTAAATTTCTTATCTGTATACTAGAATTATCTATTTTAGTATTAATGTTAGTATTCGTATTAGTTATTTGTGTTGATATATTTACTATATTTCCTTTAAGACCAACTATGCTTAATTTAATTTCATCTATACTTAGTTTAGAATCTTTTATTAATAATTCATTCTGTATAACACCCAAAACAATAGAGTTAACTATATCCGTAATAGTATCTAATCCTAAACTAGTATTAATCTGTATAATATCTAATTGTTCTTTTATTTGAATTAAAATGTTCTCAAAGTTCAGTCCATTATTATTAATAAATTGGATTAATTTATCCAAGTCACTACCTATAACATATTCTATAGCATTGACTTCTAATTCACCATTTGTAATTCCTCGAGCATTTACAAATACTTTTAGAATATCTTGTAATTGTTTAGTTTGTTTTTCCATATCTTAATTTTTTTATATTGTAAATCCAGGTTGCTTTTTTGGCTTTGGTTTTTTAGCATCTTCAATTTCTTTTTCAACCCTGTCTATATCCAAAACTTTAATATCAATAAATTTAGCTAATTCAATTGGTAAATATACTAATTCTTTTTCTACCTTACCCCTCCATTTTTCAACTGTTGACCTATTATGTTCTTGCTTAATCCAATTAAGTTTATTATCTTTTTCAATCTGCGTTATATTAAATATGTAAGTACCATTCGGATGTGTTGAAATATAGAATATATCTGATGGAGCACCTTCATATCTCTGGGCTACTTTTTTAAGTGAATTGTACTTTATCTTTTCGAATAGAATTTCATTATAATTAGCATCTCTAATCTTAGCTTCCCAAATATGGTTTTTATTTATTATACCATTCAAGAATCTACATACTATCGAATCATATGGTTCTTTTGAATCTGCTGGTGTGTGGTGTATATTATCTTGGTATTCGTTTTTGTTATAGATTTTACTAAATACCAAATTTAACATAATCCTTTCTCTCTCGGATTTTCTAATATACTCTTGTTGTGTATATACCATACTAATTTGTTTATTTTAATGTATATATAAACATTTTAATAAAAATTAATATAATGTGGATTTTTTATAGTAATATAAAATAATTGAAAAAATATTGTAAAAATAGGTAGGGGACTACAACATATTTAATATATATAGTATAAAAATAAACAAAAAGGTATGATAGTAAAAGAAAATGTTAAAAAAGAGGTTATCAGTTATATTGATACTTTAGATTCAAATTATCCAAAATATTCGGATAGATATTCAAAGGAATTAAAAAGATATAGAGATAAATATGTATACAAGGATATTGGTATTAATGAATTTATAGATGATGTTAATAAAATTAATACAATAAAAAATGAAGTTGTATTCTTAAAAAGTTTTTGGAGTTAATTATGAAAAAGGAATCGTTAATAAAAGGTTTTTTAATTAAACCAATAATGGAGGTATTGAAAAAAGATTATGATATTAAGTCACCATCACCAAATAATTTATTTGTTAGCTATGATAATGATGTTTTAATAGTTAAATATTCATATAGTAAGGGTTCAATAGATTTTTCAAATAATGAAATGGTTATGGATATATTAGTCGATATAAAAAATAATGTATTATATGAAAAAGTGCAATTATAGAAAATGTAATAATGATTTTATAGAGGACTACAAAATTTATTGTTGCAGAAAATGCAAGAATTCAGAAGCAGTATATCGATTAAGAGATAGTAAACCAAAGGGTAAGTTAGGCCGTCCCAAACAGGTATATAAAAGGATTAATGAGTTAACTGATGATGATATAAGAATATTAGAACTTCTTATGAAAAGAATAGATTAAAATTTGAACGAAGGACCTTGGGGGTCCTTCTTCATTTATATAGTATTAATGATTACGCAATCAGGTCAATATCTAATAGGTATAAGTAACAATTTAGAAATACAAATATTATATTATATTATTATATTATATCATTCGTCTGTTTGGCACTTTGATAAAAAAATGTAAAAAAAAATACTAAAATATAATAAGGAGAAGTGTTAATTTTTATATATATAATATGTTAAACATTAGACAAAGTGAGCAACATAAAAAATAAACATAAACAGAATGAAGATTGGAAAAGAACTAGATTACCTAATTAACCTTGAAAAAAGGAAGGATGCAAAAGATAGGATAAGAAAAGTGTATGAAGCACTTTTATACAAAAAAGGAAATAACAAAGGATGGTTCGATTGTCCATCAGCATATCTTGTAAAAATATCACCAAGATATAACAAAGTAACCAAACTTTTATTAGAACATAAGATTATAGAATTTCAATCATTAAACTATGATGAGAGTGATATATTTAATCAAAGAAGGAAAAAGTATTATAACACCGAAAAAGGAATATGTATGAGATATAGATTCCTTATAGATATTGAAGAAGGTTATGAATATGAGTTTAATGTCCCAACAAATTTATATGATAATGAAAAATGGTTTTTAAGAACTAGATACTCATTATTACAATTAAATTTTTCACCAAATGAACTTCTAATAAAAAGAGATAATTTCTCAAGGAGATTACATACCAACATTACTGGTAGTATAAATGGTTCAATGTCATATAAGGACTTATTAGCTGGTGGTGACTATTACGCAATAGATGCTAAGACATCACAACCAAGATTACTCTGGATGACTATGAATGAAGTTGGCTTAGTTGATAAGAATCTAAACTATATTTTTGATAATGGATTAGATTTTTATGATTATATAATTCAGAGAATTGATGCACTAAATACGAGAGATGAAGCTAAAGAACTATTTACTTCTTGGATAAACGGAACAGGATACATTGACCTAGACAAAGTTGCGATAAGAGATATATTCAGCGTTACGAATATGTTTATTAGGAATTACAAAACAAAGTCATATAAGGATGTCTGTAAATTATTACAGAACAAAGAAGCTAACATATTTATTGATGACCTACTAAATAATTCACCAGTTGAGTTTACATTATCAGTCCACGATTCATTAATAGTTAGAAAAGAGGATAAAGATGTAATGTTGGAATATTGCAAAAGTAAGCAACCTGACTTAATATTTAATTGTGAAGAAATTAAAAGAAAAAAAAATAAATAATAATATGAAAAAAGAAAAAAACATTTTAAAAGACAATATAACAGAAGATATATTCTTTAATGATATCAATATGGATAAAAGTAATATCGTTTGTCTCAAGTCGATTATGAAGGAATTAGAGGATAAAATAGATGAGTTAGGATTACCAGTAAGTTTTATAAAAAAAGTTTAAAATAATTTTAAATAATTTTAAACAAATGACTATAAAAGTAATATATAATTATGAATTTCTAATGTGTTTATTTTTGTAAAAGACCCTGACTATTGTTGGGGTTTTTTATTTTTTAGTAATTGACTTGCCCCTATCAATAGAATCAACCAATCTATTCCACAAAGAATAACCAAAAATAGTTTTAAACGATTCATCACAACTTTTTAATTCAATCATTATCATTAACGAACAGGCAACCTTCTCAAGTCCAATACCAGTTTCTACAACATATTTATCAACCAAAAAAAGGCATATTATAATTAGGTTATATAGAAACAACTTTGGTAGTGTCTGTGCCATCTTCCTACTAGTGATTTCCTCCTTACACTTATAAGCTCTATAAACACCAAATATAAAATCACACATAATAACAAATGTTAATGTGTATACAATTGGACCAACAGGTGATAGGACACCAAATATTGATGCTATAATACTAGATAGGTACTTTCTCATATATTTATATAGTAACCATCGCCTTGACCACAACATCTTGGGTCTCGTTGGAATCCATTTCTATTACCAAGGTAAAATGAATCTGGTAGAAAAAGACCAGCAAAATAGTTATTATTCTTAGCTCTAACTCTATTAACACCAGATGTTTGATAATATTCAGGAAAATCTGGTACATTATTAGTTATATACTCACGAATTCTTTGAGAATAGAATTGAGCATTATTTAAAATCTGATTACGAATATATTCAATATCACCCCTTGAAGATGGAGCGCCATACTCAGATGACTTTTGACTAACTGCCTTATTAGTAATTTTAAATCCTAAACTTGGTGCTGCTTCATATATTGCAAATAGAGCAGTGGCTGCTTGAATATAATTATTCATTAAATATAAATATTGTGGTCCTTGTGGAGCACCATAATTTTGAATATCACTTATAAATTTATTATAGAGGTTATATCCAAGAACAGACTGGATTCTCACATTTTGTGCAATTAGGATAAATGAATTTAAACTATCATCATCAATATTAGCATCAAGGTATCCTGAGTAATATTTTTTCAAATAATCAACGGTTATGAAATAAACTGTGTTCTGAAACATATTGTATTTATTATTTTTTTTATTCAGGCATATCGCCAAGTAATGCTTCAACTTCTGAATCATCCAAACCTAATCCACTTTTAATTAAGATACTAGCCTGTGTTTTATCCAATTGACCTCTTTTAAATTGTCTAATAATTCTTAAAAGTTGTTGGTGTTGTTTAGCAGTCATATTCTTAATATTCTCATTTATAGATATTTCCTCAACTGACACATCCTCCATTTGTTCTTTTTGAATTACTATAGCTTCTGGATCATAATTTGTTAAACTTTTAGCGACTGCATCCTCATATTCATTTTGAAGTAGTAAGTGATACTTTTGTTCTGGTGTAATAGTTGATTCTAAAATAGACAATATATCGGTCATATTAGTATTAATCTTTGAAAATTGTGGTTTATAAACATTCAATTTTAATTCATCTTGAATTCCATTAATCTTCCTAAACCAATTAAATGTTTTTTCAATAATTCTTTGTTTAGGTATAACATATTGTTGAGTAAATATTTCTAATGATTCTAATAACTCATTTCTATTACCTAATTTACCTGGCGTTTCAATACCGAATAAACCAGGATTGGTAACTCTGTGAGCCTTTAATATACCCTCCCTAACTTGCTCATTCAACATAATAAATCTCTCATCAGATGCATTAAGATTAATAGGTTCAAATGTAGCTGCACTATCCTTACTATCTGAAAAAGTAACCATAACATTACCAGCCATATCAGAACCAGAATATTGGTTTTTTAATCTTCTAATAATCTCAAAGGATTCTTCGCTTGAAGGCTGTCCAATTGGAAAATTAATTAACATAGATGGATGGAATCCATTCTTAACGTTGTTTAGATGGAAGTTAGATATCTCCCATTCGAGTTCAATCCATCTAACACCTGCTTCATATTCTGGTCTAGCATAGAATTCAGTACCAGGTCTATATTCTTTAACATATAAAATCTGTGATGATTCTTTTTTATTACTAGTTGAAAAACCTTGATATAAAACTGGTTGGTGTCTATAAGATGAATTCCAATCATCACAATACCAATAGTTCTCTTGTTGTGGATATTTATTTGGCTTATCAGATATAGCAATTCTAACTTTTGATGGGTCTACATAATTTATTTCAGCAATTCTAGTCTTATCTTTTGACCATATTATATTTAGATAAAAACCACCATATAGTTCCATATCCATAGCAATCTTAAATACTATTTGGTCTAAGTCATCTTGGTTATAAACATTTTTAAGAAATGATAATGCCTCAGGGCTTAACCCAATTTTAGACCATCCTTGCCCACCAATTAGCATAGATTTTTGTTTTAAAATAGATGCGTGTAATGATGACCTATTTGATAAACTAATCAAAAATTGTGGGTATAAATTATCATCACCAAAGGACACCCATCCACGTCCATTTGATATTGTCTCTGATGGTTGTGGTATTTCTACCGAAGCGAAGTTAAAGCTATCAAACCACTTTTTATTATCTGTATTAAAGTCCATATTATTAAATATTTTTATAGTATATAATAGTGCTATCATCATTACCACTATATTCAGTATCTGATGTGTAAGTTCCTGTAATAATCAAAATACCTGTTTCAACCAACCCAATCGATTGTGTATAACCTAAATTATATGGTGTAGGCATCTCGTAAACGTTGTAGGTATATTCACCAAAACTTGCTACAATTTGACCTTGTGTTAATCCACTAACAGTTCCTAATGAAATATTAAATTGGTTCCAATACCAAGGGGCGTAACTAATATCATCTTGATAAAATATTACTTCATCAAAACTACCCTTTCTTATAATCTGAAAAGTATAATACGGTTGGATTTGAACCGACTTTTCATATAAGGTTAGTGTAATACTATTAGTCCCTGGATTCAGGTAAATCATTGGTTATTTTATTTTCTTTTATTACTACCTTTGGTAATTCAACCTCAAATAAATTCGAATATCCATTATTAGAATATAATTTATACATATCTGAATCAATAAACCTAATCGATATATTCTTTTTTGTAAATGGGCAAAATATTATTTCATCCAAATGTTGTTCTTTTATTTTTAATTTCATAATACTATATATTTTTTTG